TAACCACTTGTACGAAAAAACAATATCCGAAACGAACCGACGGTACGCTCTGTCTTTACACTGCGAAAGGAGGAAAGTCGCATGGAGTTAAATTACAAGTACGCCGAGAGCACAGTCCAGCCAACTGCACTTGAGGTTACTGTTGGAACCGTATATCTCCGCAAGGACATTACGAGTATTGTACGAATTTCCGAACAGGGCGATAAAACCACTTACTGGACTTATCAGGAAGCGGCGCTGACCCCTCGGGAGTTCAATGAATACACCAATCTGCTTATGGCTGAAAACGCCATTAAAGGAACGAATGATTCGGACAACATTGTTCAGCTCATGGCAGGTCAGGAAACTGGTGATTCCCAGCAGCTTGCTATCATGGAAGCAATTGCCGATCTGTATGATGCCGTCGCAGCAATGATTCCTGAATAAGGAGGTAGCAAAAATGGTCAATCTTTACGCCACGCTTATCATCAATAAGCGCAGAACCTTCGACCAGGTGCCTGAAAAATTTAAGGCAGATGTCGAGGCAAAATTGTTAGAATATGGCTACGATACCAACGGCGATCCTATCGCTGAGGAGGAGTAACCATGTTTTATATTTTATCCAAATTTTTAATAGGAGGTAACAACATGGTAGCACTGTATGTCGCACTCATCATTGCAGGTCGTCGAACCTTTAATCAGGTTCCGGCAAAGTTCAAGGCTGCTGTCAAGGCTGATTTGGAAGCTCTCGGTCTTGACGAAAATGGTAATCCTGTGGATTAACCGAAATTGGCAGGGAGTCTGCTTTGCGGTGGGCTCCCTCGCCTAATTAAAAGAGGTTTGGGGTGATATTTCCTACAAGCTTCTTATTTCATTTATGACTTCAAGGAGGATGATACATGGAAATGGAACCCTGGCTGCAAACGCTATTAACCATTTTAGGGACGATACTTGCTTCTTCTGGATTTTGGGCATATATCCAGGAGCGAAGCAAACGAAAAGCTGCTGAAAATAAGCATAACAATCTTGAAACACAAATGCTCATTGGTCTGGCTCATGATCGCATTATCTATCTCGGTATGACCTATATCGAAAGGGGCTACATTACACAGGACGAGTACGAAAATCTGTACGAATACCTGTACAAGCCTTATGAAAAATTAGGCGGTAACGGTTCGGCTAAGCGAATCATGAAAGAAGTCGACCAACTTGCGATTCATAAATCAACTTACAATCTTGCCTGCCATAGTACCCAGGCCGCCGATCTGACCATCGATATAAGTCTTAGCTGCCTGAAGAGCAACCTTCAACTGCGCCAGGGTAGTGATTTTAATAGTGTCTGCCATGATACATTCCTCCTATTGGAATAAAATTATTTTTGCCACAGCGTTTTGGCGCTGCTGTGACCACAAAATGTTTAGCCGAAGACATCGGTAATAGCATCGTTCAGTTCTTTTTCTGTTGCGATGTCATCAGGACTGTAAGTGGGCTCGTCCGGATCAGGATTGACTCTGGTTCCGAAAACATCATCGATCAAACCGTCAATATCATCGTCCGTAGCCATCTCACTCCCTTCAGGAAGGCCGCCGGAACTTGCCTCGATTACAATATCATGCTTCAGCAGTTTGTTGGTTGTTGGTAGTACCTGAACAGTGTCACTGGGGGTGATGTTATATTCGCCCTCATAAATATCACAGTCCAAACCTCCGCCAACAGGTATAGATAAAGCTCCTTGTAAGCTTCCAATGGGCGAAAGGCGACCTTTAATAGACCCGATTCCGCATACTCCACCCATGCTCAGTCAACCTCTTCAGAAAGCTTTAGAGTTGCTTTCGAAATGAAGGTATCAACTTTGCCATTTGCTTTTGTGAGCTGAATGTCGTAGACATACTTGCCGAAATTCAGATCAGCTGTGTCTTGAGGTTCAAGTGTCAGCATCATCGTGTCAATCGGGATGTCTTTGACAAGAAGGGGACGGGGGTCATCATAATTCTCTTTCATTGCAAAGCGAATAACATCGCCTTCAACCGGAATATACTGAGTCCCGTCCCTTTTGGTGGCAGAGACCAGAGCCTCAAATGTATCGGTCATTGCAACGGAAACCAAGACACTGTCGGACGATGGACTCACCATCTCTACGGATGTGGTTTACGGCTAATAAATAGCAATACAGGGCAATAGAATGTAGGTTAGTTCTGTATTATTCCTACACTTTGGCTAAAAAAAGCCAGGAAATACGGGATATTTTGCTTCTGATATAGAAACTTATCGCGGTCTAACCACTTCTAAACCCCTGCAATTACGCCGTTTTCAGAGTGGTTAGAAGTGGGCAAATGCCGAGAAATGTAGGTAACTCGTGCATTATTTCTACACCAATCCTACATCTATATTCCTACACAAAGTCAGCCTCCTCGTTGTGCTGAGTGCCTTTGTTGGTGCTCCCACTTCGGGGAGGCTTTTCTTTGTTTTTACAAGCTATTTTATTTTTTCGATTTCATCTTTCAACCACTCAAATTCTCTCTGGGTGTAAACCTTTTCGGTGATGTCAGAGATCTTGTGACCGACCATATATTTGATTGCGTACTCGTCAACGCCGTACTTCTTAGCCATCGTCACAAAATGTTTACGACCATCATGCGGTCTATGCTCAGGGTTCAAATTCAATTCGTCTCGAATCATACCAAAGCCTTTTTGGTATCGAGCATAAGTAAGTGCAGTGTTTTTGCTACGAGCATTCGGATTAACATAGTTGAGCAGATACAGACTTCCAAGTTCCTGAGCCTCTTTATATTTTCGCTCAACCAAATGACGAATCTTCGAGTGAATTGGAACCACACGATCTGTACCGGCATCTGTTTTGATACCGCCTCGGAAAGTCCAGTTTTCCAAATCTACATTTTTTAATTCAAGCAAACCAAGTTCTTGGGGTCGCCAACCAGAATAGCACTGAATAAGCAAGACATCTACAAGCATTTTATCATCAGCGTGTTTCCAAAGCAAGCCCATCTCTTCGTCCGTAAAAGGAATATGCTCGTTCTTAACTGCGACGATTTCCTTGATGGTTTCCTCACTGAGGTTAAAAGTTCGCGAATAGTTCCGGTCAACAAGCTCGTACTCCAAGGCATAATCCAACATCAAGTTAAACAAAGACTTAATCTGGTTCTTCATGGATGCACTTGGTGTCTTCTCTTCACCTCGAACCTTCGATATGCCTTCGTCCATACAACCTTTTACATGACGAGCACGGACATCTTTGACTCGCATGTCATACACGGCCGAGCAATACCCCCATGCTGAAGCTACTGAACGAGTGCTTTTAACTGTCTTCTCGTATTCGACAAGCCATTTCTCGTAAAGTTCCTTCATAGTGATAGACGGTTCAAGGTCGTAAGGGTTCTTATTGTACTCGACGAGAGCAGCGTATGCATCGTTGTATGTTGGAAAATAGGACTCGGGTTTAAGAGGCTTGCAGATAGGTCGTCCGTTCGAATCCTTTCCAACACTTATCATAGCTCGAAATGGATTGCGGAGATTCCGATTCTTGATCTCACTGATCTGCCCGAAACCATTTGGCAGTCTACGACGTTTATTGTTCTTATTTCGAGGTTTTCTTGGCTTTATATTTGGCTGCAATGGAAACCCACAGTGAGGACAAGAAACTGCTTTGTCACTTACTTGTAATTCACATTCAGGACATTTTATCAACACTATTATCACCTTCCCCATTGATTTGCTATTAGTAATCATATATCATAAGTGTAGGAATGTCAACTCCTACACCGAACTTTTTTAATCAGAGAAAAGAGAGAGCATATATGATTAGTGATAACCAATCAATCTGCCCAAAGTGCGGAGGGCAGCTTAAATACTACGATCATGTTCAAAGATTGGTACGGACGAAATTCGGCAACAAAAAATGGGTGGCTATCAGAAGACTTCGGTGCTGTAACTGCCATGCAGTCCACCGGGAGCTTCCTGACTTTATATTTCCGTATAAACAGTATGAAGCAGACATTATTATCGGCGTTCTTGAAGGTCTTATTACTTGTGAGACTTTAGGGTTTGAAGATTATCCTTGTGAAATGACTATGATTCGCTGGCACTTGTTTCCACCGAGGTTGTTTTTACTAACAGCCGTTCCTAACCTAAAATAGCGATTGAAAGGAGGCAAACGCCAATGGAAGAAATTATATTTGCATCGGGGTCTGTCCCGGTGGCAGTCGCAGCACGAGTCTACGGGAAAGACGCATCCTGGGTTCGAGCCGGCATCGTATCTGGGTGGCTACCAATCGGAAAAGCTACTCGGAGTGGAAAGCTCGTTACGAACTTAGAGGAAATGAACTCTAAGTATGGGCGCATCAACTTTTATATTTCGCCTAAGCTCCTCTGGCAGGAGACCGGCTATATATGGAGGGGTGAACGCGCATGAGTACATTGATACGACCAGAACTTTCCGAGACTAATCGTTACTGGATTGAGAAACACCGCTATTACGAATTGAAGCATTTCTGCTTACAATACCCATTATGGCGTCATGCGTACAATTCGTTAATAGACTATCCGGGTTCATGGCCGCAATTAGTTCCGCCCTGTAAAATGAATGTTGTTAGTGATCCCGTTACCAAGCACATCGATGAGAGACTGTACTATGCCGACCGCATGAAAATGGTGGAACGGGTCGCAAAAGAAACGGACGAAGAGCTTTCATGTTATATTTTGGAAGCTATAACAGAGGGTATTTCATACGACCATCTGAAAGCCAGAACCGGTATCCCATGTTGCAAGGATGTTTATTATGACTTGTACAGACGGTTTTTCTGGCTGCTTAGTAAGGAGAGACAGTAATGAAGATTGTAGATATTGCAGTGAAAAAAGTCTATCGCTTCAACTGCCCGAATTGCCAGAGTAGGCTTGAAGCCGACAGCAGTGAGCTGACAGACATCGGAGGTAAAGTAAGCAAGTTCTATTGCCCCGTATGCCGTAAAGACCGATATATAACCTGGTCTGACTTACGGAAGAAGATCGTCTACGAGGGTTCGCAAGAATAACAGTGTCCTTTATGGAGAAGTGAGAGCTGATGCACTATAGCATTGGCTCTTTCTTTTTTCTAACTTAGATTAAAACCCGGACGGAGGTGACAGGTATCTGTGTTAAATTAGTATCTGGAAAAATCCCCGGGTTGAAATTTTTGAAAAACAATTTGAAAGGAGATCACCGTGGAAGTTGTCTATGTAGTTATCGGAATTATGATTGGGTTTACCGTCTCATCTATCATTCGCCGAAAGCATCCAGTTGGTTTTTTGCGTATTGACAAGTCTGATCCGGACGGACCCTATCTTTTTCTTGAACTGAAAAAGAGCGTTAATGAAATTATAGCTCAAAGAACTGTCCTATTAGAAGTGAAGCGTGAAGACTTTATTTCGCACAAATAACACTTCCTTTTATGGAACCCTATTAAAACGAAAGGAGAAACGAATATGGGTGAAGAAAACAGAAGTTTGTTGGAAGAGGAGATCAAAGCCGAAATTAAACGCTTGGGATCTCTCGAATCCGGAAGTCAGGAGCATACCACAGCAGTGGATAGCTTAACGAAGCTGTACAAACTGAAGCTCGAAGAGGACAAGAACACCTATGAGCGTCTGGATAAGATCGAGAATCGTGAAATCGATCAAGAGTCCAAGACGGCTCAAATGGCAGAGTCTGTCAAAGATCGATACTTCAGATTTGGTATGGCTGCCGCTGAGCTGGTGCTGCCGTTGATGTTCTACGGCGTTTGGATGAGACGAGGTTTCAAGTTCGAACAGGATGGAACTTTCACCTCTCAGACATTCAGAGGTTTATTCAGTCGATTCAGACCGACTAAGAAATAAACCGGTTCCAAAAACGAAGAGTTCGTGCATACAACACGTTCTCTTCGTTTTTCTCCTGCTCGAAATTTACAAGGGCTATTGTGAGAGATGTAAAAGTGCTTTTTATCTCTTGATAAAATACTGATGGCCGCTATACTTAATAGTGCCACACAATATCAAGGAGGTAATTTGCAATGAGCTTTTTTAACGACGCGCAGAGAGACGGTTTACTTACTGGACGGTATATTTGCAGTGAATGCGGAGGACTTATGGAATTTGAAGACGAGTGGGAAGATACTTTAGTATGCCCGGCTTGCGGTCACTCCGTCGATTTAGAGCATTATGGTATGGAGAACGATGAAGAATATGATGCTCTATATCCGACCAGAGATCAGATCTGCGACGACTAATTAAGACTATTAGCAAAGGGGAAGGAGTCCTGACGAGGGCTCTTTCTCTTTTCTTTTTATAGGTGATGGATATGCGATACCATTTTGACAAACCGGAAATTTACTTGACCTTGTATGGCGAGCGTTATATTTGTGAGCATCCGGTTTACAATAGCTGCACTCTCTACAGAATTGAAGAAAGAGGTTTAGCAGTAATTCAGCAACGATTTGACTCCGAGACGAAAAGTACATGGTGGAGCGAAGTTGACCCTTGGATTACTGACGCTTTATATTTGCACCCTGATTTTCGAGAATACTTTGAAATGAGGGCTGGGGCTTGTACGGACGGACTATACCCTACTGTAACGGTTCGCCAAATTATGTGGGCATTAAAAATGAAGCCTATTCAGAAAGAACGATGGGAAACCGTATTTGATAGACGGGATATCTAAGCGCAAAAAACGCATCTCCCTTTATGAAAAACCATTGAATTTTGAAGGGAGACATGGATTATGAAAACACTAAAGAACAAGCTATATGCTGTAGTATTACTTATTTGTGGGTACTTACCGGTACTTATCGACAAAGATGCAACAGCATTAGTATTCTTTGCGTTTATCGCAATACCGTTGTTCTTTGCAAAAGAAAACTGGATTTATTGAGGATTGAGCCGCCAACAACGGCTCTTTTCTTTTCGCCAAAATTACAACCCCTATTGTGGAAAACGATGCTATTCGAAAGGAGTAAAAGGAGCATGGACGAAATGAAAATTGGTTCTAAATTCACTACGAGCATTATCTCGAAATTGGCGAGTTTGGCAATCCGAAAGAAATTTGGTTATGATGTAAAACTGAATTTGAATGAGGTAAAAGCCACAGTCGTTGACGGAAAGACGCATGTTCATCTGGATATAGATGCCGATCTTGAGAAAGATGAACTTACTAAAATCCTGAAAAGTATTGGTTTGTAAAATCTGAAAGGAGCTGCTAACAACGGCTCTTTTCTTTTGCCGCGCGAAATTTACAAGTCTTATTATGAGAGACGGGTTAGCTCAGTTGGTAGAGCGCCACACTTCCGTGGAGGTCGTCGGTTCGAATCCGATACAGTCTCTCTTGCTTTTTATTTTCGCATGAAAGGAGAAAAGACATGAGCATCGATCAGCTTGATTTAATCTTGTATGACATGTACCGCATGGACGCTTGGCTGCCGCCTTTGTTTGGTAAATGGACTGAAGATTATAAAAAAGCGAGTTACTCACAATTGGCTGTCGACGAGCTCAGAGATTTTATCGCCGAACAGATTTACCCTCGAAGAGAAGGGTCTATTGATGAATTCTGTAAGCTCACACATGAATTTATGATGAAGACCGCTAAGTATGCGAGGGTGAATCCAAACACGAGTCTTATGTTTCGATCTGCCAGTGAAATGGCAGCGAACATTTTAGACCTACTAAGGGCTATGAAATAACAAAAACATGAAAGGAGAAAAGACATGAGTAAGAACCAAGCAATTCAAAAGTTGCTGCATAAGTCAGGGCTTTGTATCAGGAAATACTCACCTGCTGCGTTGTCTTGTGTAGCATCAGCCGGTGTGGTAGTCACGGCAATTGCAGCAGCCAAAGCGACCCCACGAGCAGTAGCGTTAGTTTACGCAGACAGTCGCAAAAAGCATGATGGCGATCCATATGCGTACACCAAGAAAGAGGCGTTCATCGCTGCATGGAAATGTTATATTCCGGCGGTAGCATTTGGGGCTTCTACTATTGCTTGCATTATGGGCGCTAATGCACTAAACCAACGTCAACAGACAGCACTAACAAGTGCATATGCGCTTGTCCAAAGTTCTTATAAGGAGTATAAGGACAAGCTGAAAGAGCTCTATGGTGAGGAAGCTCATAATGCTATCGTAGATTCTATCGCCAAAGAAAAGTGCAAGGACATCAGTATCTCTGCTAATGGAGGTTGGTACGATTCTTCTCTCGATTTTGGTGAAGGCATGGAGCCAGAAGTCTCCCGCACTTTCTACGATAGCTTTTCACAAAGATATTTTGAGTCGACCATCGAGAAGGTCATTCAGGCTGAGTACCATCTGAACCGCAATTTCATGTTTGCAGGTGTTATTCCTCTAAATGATTTTTACGAGTTTCTCGGACTTGAAAAGACGGAACTCGGAGATGCCGTAGGATGGTCAAGCTGTAATGGCGATATTTATTGGATCGACTTTAACCATCACCGACTCACTTTGGATGACGGCATGGAGATATATGTTATCGACATGGTTTTTGAGCCTACAGCTGAGTGGATGGAAGATCTGTAAGTTCGCAAAAAATACATTTCACTTTATGAAAACGAAAAGGAGGTTTCGCTTTATGAATAATGCAAAATTGGTTAAAATCCTTGGTCTTGTCGCTACCGCAGTAGGTATGGGGGCTACGCTCCTCACTGACTGGGTGAACGAGAAGAAGATGGAAGAAAAAATTGATGAACGCATCAATGAGAAGCTTGCCGCACTTAGCGATGAAGAAGACGAGGAGTCCTAACAAGGGCTCTTCCTCTTTATCCGAACGATATGTGTGATGCAAGCACGGCTGTTTCGATTATTCAACGGTATGTTGACGAGCACCTGTTCAGCCCGTCGTTCACATGGCCAAAGTATGAATTCAGAAAAAGGTCATATCAGCAATGGGCTGCATATGAAATCTGTGATCGAATCTTGGACAAGCCTTTCGATGATCCAATCACCGTCATCGAAAATTTCATGTTCGAGATGGCTATGTATGCTTGTTACGGCGAGGACGAGCAGCGTAGCTTTATATTTCAGAGTGCAGTCGAAACAGCTGAAGAATTAAGTCTACTATTTGTTTAACCGAAAGGAGAAAAGAAACATGAAAGTTTCATACCAAAACTACCGTCAACAGAAGCAGAGTTCTAAGGTTATGAGCTCTTACATTGTACAGGCGGCAACAAAAGGAGCAACGGAAGAGGAACTCGATATCCTCTGCCAAGCATATCTGCTCGAACAGAAATACAGACTGTCTGTTAACCCAACGGTAACGGAATCCAGACCAGCCATATGTCACATCCACGAGATTGCAGTATTTGACACTCGCAGTGATGCAGAGAAGGTTTACAGCCAAATGCTCGAAATGGTCGATCAATATGGGATGATTACCGTAAATGACTATTACGAACTTTGCGGCTTTGGGGATAAAACCGCATACGAGTTTAATTATTACGGATGGTCTAAAGACACAGTTTCAAATATGAGCATAGTGCGTATTGGTTCTAATTATATGATTGATGTACCTCGTGCTGTACATTTTTTTCAGATGAAAGGAGAAAATCATGCCTAAACAAAGTTTAGCAAGCATTGCCAAAGGTGTACGGACGGCAATGAAAAAACATAGTCCTGAAATTCTCACCGGTATCGGAATTGCCGGCATGATTACCACCACTGTTATGGCGGTAAAGGCAACCCCAAAAGCTCTGATTCTGCTTGAAGAGAAAAAAGATGAGTTGGATACGGACAGACTTGAGCCGAAGGACATCATCAAAACAGCTTGGCCTTGTTATATTCCGGCAGCTGTCGTAGGCTCAATCTCTGTATTCTGCCTGATTGGGGCAAGCTCGACTAATCTTCGTCGAAATGCTGCGCTGGCAACGGCATATACCCTTTCGGAGTCGACTCTCAAAGAGTATCAGGAAAAAGTCGTTGAGACAATCGGTGAGAAAAAGGAACAGTCCATTCGAGACTCTGTGTCGAAAGACAAGATGGTTAAGAACCCTGTTCGAGAAGTTATTCTCACCGAAAGCGGCGGGAACACAATCTGTTACGATGTCTTATCCGGACGATATTTCAAGTCTGACAGGGATAAGATTACCAGAGTCATGAATGAACTGAATCGGCAGATGCGTGACGAAATGTATGTCACACTAAACGATTTCTACTATGAACTCGGTTTAGACGGAACCAAGATGGGCGATATGCTCGGATGGAACATTGATAAGGGTTACATTGACCTTGCTTTCTCGTCCCAGCTGGATGCAAATGGCACCCCTTGCCTGGTGATTGACTATCAGGTAGCACCAGTTTACGACTATCAGTAAATTTGCCGCGCGAAATTTACAATTTATTTAATGGAAGAACATTCCACAATTTCACACATTTGAAAGGAGATTTCACAATGAACAACAATGAGATTATGAACAACGAGGTCGTTGAAGCTACCGAAGAGGTTATCGAGAACGCTGGTTTGAGCAAGGGCGTAAAGATTGCTGCGGGTATCGGCTTGAGCGTAGTTGTAGGCGTGGTCGTCTACAAGTATGTAGCAAAGCCGGTGATCGCAAACATCAAAGCCCAGATCGAGCAGAAGAAGATGGCTGCTGAGGAGAATACGGTTATCTTGGAAGAATCTGATGTTGCCACTGAAGACAACTAAAAATGCGAATTTGAGAAGTTCGGATAAGGGAGAGTACCTGTAACAAGGTGCTTTCCCTTTTATTCTTTATCTCTCGAAAGGAGGAAAAAATATGCAGCAGTATCAATACGACGGTCCTGTTATGCGATTCGATGATTGCGTACAACATCGCTGGAAAGCAACTACTGTTGCTCCGACAGAAGCGAAAGCGAAGAGCAATCTCGCCTATCGATATAAAAAAGAAAACGGCTTGATGCCGAACACAAAAATTACTCTGCCCGGTAAGCTGATTCCGGCATAAGAAAGGAGATCACCCAGTGGAAGATTACAAATCCAATTCTGATAAAGCTCGTCAGGAGCAGCAGTCAGAAAAGAAAGTTGAGGCGGTTATTACCGGGGCTGCAAAAACTCGAAAGAAAGGCGAAATGCAAAAATTTGCAAATGTCTTTATTGCCGAAGATGCAAACAATGTCAAATCTTATATTTTGATGGAGGTCATTGTGCCTGCTGTCAAGAAAGCGATTTCTGACATTGTCACTACCGGTATCGATATGATCCTGTATGGCGAGGCAGGTCGAAGTAAGAAAAACGGAACGGCGTCTAAGGTGTCTTACCGAAACTATTATGAACGGGACGCGGACAGAGTGCGTGCAGGTTCCGTTGGCAACAGACGCAATACGCCTGATTATGATGATATTCTCTTCGATACCCGTGGAGATGCGGAAGCGGTTCTCGATGCGATGAACGATATCATCAGCCAGTATGGAACGGTGAGTGTATCCGATTTCTATGATCTCGCTCGTGTTCCCAATGATAACTTTACTATGAACCGCTATGGTTGGACAAATATTGGCGGTGCAACTGCGGTACGGGTTCGAGACGGTTATATTCTGAAACTGCCTCGTGCAATCCCGCTGAATTGAAAGGAGAAAAAATAATGCTTGAATGTAAAATTTGTGGCACTAAATTCAATGCCGTTATCGAGAGACATTATCTTGCTCGTGATAACGGAAAAACTGGGTTGGCAGTTGCCTTTGGCTCTACTGCTGAAGAATGCCTGTATGACGCCTTTGACTGCCCGATGTGTGGCTGTCAGGTACTCGCAAAAGAGCGTAAGCGTGATTATATTTCGTTTGTCAAGGAGGATGAAGATGATGAACAGATCTGAGACTCTTGATAAAGCAAAGGCTTGTGTATGCGGGCAGAGAGAGAACGAATACGGCTCTCCGGAAGATAATTTCGCCGCTATTGCTGGCTTTTGGAGCGTCTATAAAGGCGTTGAGTTTACCGCAAATGATGTTGCCATGATGATGGCGCTTCTTAAGATTGCACGAATCAGGACAGGAACGGCTACGGACGACAGCTATGTCGATTTAGCTGGATATGCTGCCTGTGGTGCAGAAATCAATTCCAACAAATAACGAAAAGGAGATTTTATAAACATGAAAAATAAGACTGAAATCATGAAGAGCGTGAACGGCGTGGCTTCCAAGACCATTATGAAGCTCAAGAAACACAGCCCTGAGATTCTCGTTGTGGCTGGTATTGCCGGTACGGTCGTAAGCGCCGTTCTCGCTTGCAAGGCTACCACCAAGGTGGCAGAGATTCTTGATGAGACTAAGGGTACTCTTGATACCATCCACGAGGGTATGAAAACTGGTGCAATCAACGGTCAGGAGTATACGACCGAGGACGGCAAGAAGGACACGGTTGTGGTCTATGCTCAGACAGGAATGAAGCTCGCAAAGCTTTATGGTCCCGCCATCATTCTTGGCACGCTGTCCATTACCAGCATTCTGGCATCCAACAATATTCTTCGCAAGCGCAATGTTGCTCTCGGGGCGGCTTATGCTGCAATCGATAAGAGCTTCAAGGAGTATCGTGGTCGGGTCATCGAGCGTTTCGGCGAGCAGGTCGACACTGAACTGAAATATGGCATCAAAGCGAAGAAGTTCGAGGAGATCGAAGTTGATCCCGAGACCGGTAAGGAGAAGAAGGTCAAGAAGACCGTGATGGTCGCTGACCCTAATCTCCAGAGCGATTATGCTGTATATTTCGACAGCAAGAGCCGCAACTACGAAACCAATCCCGATTACAACCGTATGTTCCTCAAGGCACAGCAGGCATTTGCAAACGACAAGCTTCAGACCCGTGGTCATCTCTTCCTGAATGAGGTTCTGGACGATCTGGATCTTCCTCGTACCCCTGCTGGTCAGATTGTCGGTTGGACAAAGGATGGTCCGGACGGCTATGTTAATTTCCGCATCGTTGAGGTAGAGCGTGAGACCGAGGATGGTCGTCATGAGCCGGCGCTTCTGCTCGACTTCAATGTTGAGGGCAATATCTGGGAAAAGATGTAATCAATCACCTTCAGACTTGGACTGGGGGTGATATTTTTAATATAAAGGAGTTTTAACAATGCACATTAAACCACGAGCGATAGCCGCCGTTCTCTGCATGATATTCTTTATTGGTTTTGCAGTATGCGGTGTGGTTCGCTCTACAGATAAAGAAACATCGGAGATTAAGCAATCTTATCCGGTTCTTGCGGAGGCAGAGCCTGTGATTATGGCTGATCTTCTGATGGAGTCTCCTAACTTAACACCTGAGGTGAAGAATGAGCCGGACTATCCTCTTACACAAGAAGAAATCGACCTCATAGCACTCGTAACCATGGGTGAAGCTGAAGGAGAAACAGAACTGGGAAAACGCTTGGTCATTGATACAATTCTTAACCGTATTGACCATCCATCTTTCCCGGACACTGTGTACGATGTTATTTATCAACCCAATCAGTTCAGCGTGATGTGGAACAGCAGGATTGACCGTTGTTATGTCATGCCTGAGATTGTTGAGTTGGTAAAAGAAGAACTTTTGGAACGGACAAATTACGATTGTGTGTTCTTCATGACAGGAGGATACAGCAAGTATGGTGAGCCTTTGTTTCAGGAGTGTTGTCACTACTTTTCGAGTTATGACTGAAAGGAGAACATAAAATGAAAGCTTTATTTTCGTACATTCTTTCCACTATGGCAGGGCTTTGCCTCGTAGGAGGCATTGCTGTTCTCTCCGGTGGAAAGGAGTAAATAATGGATATTCTGGATGACTTCATCTCAACCGTCGATGCCATGTTGGACAGTCGGCGGAAAAGACACATTACTGGCGGGATTCTTCTGAGTGCAGCATTGCTGTTCGGAGGTCTCGCCATTACTGTTGTTACAATTCAAACTGACGAGGAGGAATACGAAGATGAGTAAAACCGGTTTCGCTATGTTTCTGGCTGGAGCCACGGTAGGCGCCGCAGCAACATGGCTTTGTCTTAGACGGTATTACGAGCAGATTGCACAGGAAGAGATCGATTCTGTGAAAGCGGCATTTGCCGAAAGAAAGCCCGTAAACACTAATATTGCCAAGAATGAAAAGAGCAATGAAAAGCAGGAGGAAAATCAGCATAAGGCAGATATTGCCAAGCTGAAACCCGACCTGGTGAATTATGCTGCTAAGCTTCAGGAAGAAGGCTATACCAATTACACGGAGCACAGCAAGAAAAATACTGAAGAAAAAAAGGATGATCCTATGCCCAATGAACCTTATGTCATCTCTCCGGACAATTATGGTGAGAATGACAATTACACGCAGATCAGTCTGGTCTATTATGCTGGTGACGGAGTCCTTGCCGACGATGAAGATGAAGTCGTCGAGGATATTGAGGACACTGTTGGCGAGGACTTTGCTGAACATTTCGGAGAGTATGAGGACGATTCGGTCTTTATTCGTAACGACCGTCTGAGATGCGATTATGAAATTCTCAGAGACAATCGCTCTTTCTCCGATGTGGCTGAAGGCTCCAACTACTAATAGGAGGATCGAATGACTGAAATTGAGCTGAACAATGAATATTTTGAGTGGATGTGTCAGCTCGTATGTAACGAACGATATAGCCGGAGGCTGTCTTATCAGAAGCTTCTTCGTCATCTGCATAATATTGATTTTCAATATATGCTGCCGATGGACGGAAATCGAGCAGAAGATGGGATAGACCTCCGGTATCGTTTTGGTTATGAAAAAGAATACGAGGGTCTTATGATTGCCAGTTATCTGGATAACCGCCCTTGCAGTGTATTGGAGATGCTTATTGCCTTAGCGTTTCGTTGCGAAGAACATATTATGACCGACCCGGATATCGGTAACCGCATGGGACAGTGGTTCTGGAACATGATTGTTAGTCTGGGTTTAGGGTCGATGAGTGATTCTCGATTTGATGCGGCGTATACGGACGACGTAATATCTCGATTTATGAACCGCAAATACAAGCGAAACGGCGAAGGCGGTTTGTTTACCGTCGAACGCTGCAAGTATGACATGAGAACTGTTGAAATTTGGTGGCAGATGAATTGGTATTTGGACAGCATCCTATGAAGGAGAATTACCATGATTCATACGCAAGTGTACGGGTTTTTTCAGACATGCTTACCCGACCAGGCGAAGGAGGTAAAAGAATACTTCCCAAATGGTAAAAACAGCATTCGAATTCGCAAAACCAACGGACAGGAATTTATATTTTCATTGAGAGAGCCGAAGGCTTGGAAGTTTGAAACGATCGATCAATTTCTTGCCGACATGAAAGGAGAAAAGAAACATGGATGAAATGATTCGTTATATTTTCGGAAGTCTTCGCTGCTCCGAAACTGCGATGCGTGTGTTTGCTAAGACGCTCAGAAAACAGAGGTCTTTCAATCGCAGCACCGTCATGGTCGCCACGGTTATGACTGTACACATGCTTATCCAGGACTTGGAGATTCGCAGTATGCGTGACGAGATCGGGAACCTTAAAAACGAAATAAAGGAGCTTAGAAAAACGGAAGGAGACTAAAGAACTTCGATGATCGACTTTTTAATGATTTCGACCCGTAGTACGAAGCGTGGTGTAATAGAAATCTATCCGAAGTTTATCATTAAGAAAAGCTCCGACCTGATGATTAGAGGCGGTGACTTCTATGCCATTTGGTTAGAAGACCGAGGTTTATGGTCTACGGATGAGCAAGATGCGCTCCAGCTTATTGACCGGGAACTTGACAAGTATGCAGAGGAAAACCGCAAAAACTTTGATTCAAGTATTAAAGTTCTGCACATGTGGGATTCTGAATCCGGAATGATCGATTCGTGGCACAAATACTGTCAAAAGCAGATGCGAGACTCTTTCCACATGCTTGATGAGAAACTTATATTCTCCAATACTCCGACGAACAAAAAAGACTATGCAAGTAAGCGGCTGAACTACCCCCTTGAGGAAGGGACCACGGATGCATGGAATAAGCTGATGTCCACAATTTACTCTGAAGAAGAGCGAACGAAAATTGAATGGGCTATTGGTTCTATTGTCTGTGGAGAGTCGAAAAAATTGCAGAAATTTATGGTTCTGTACGGTGCAGCAGGTACGGGTAAGTCTACAGTTCTGAACATTGTTCAGCAACTTTTTGAAGGATATTACTCGGTCTTTGATGCTAAGGCACTGGGTTCATCCAGTAACTCCTTTGCGCTGGAGGCATTTAAGACAAACCCACTTGTGGCGATTCAGCATGATGGTGATCTGTCTCGTATTGAGGATAACACCCGACTGAACAGTTTGGTTTCTCACGAACTGATGACAGTAAACGAAAAGTTCAAATCGACCTATGCAAACCGCTTCAAGTGCTTCCTGTTTATGGGCACCAATAAACCGGTCAAGATTACGGACGCAAAGTCAGGTCTCATCAGACGATTGATCGATGTGTCCCCTTCCGGAAATAAATTGAGTCCCAAGGAATACAAGGCGGTGACAAAGCAGATCGAATTTGAGCTCGGTGCGATTGCTTATCATTGTCAGGAAGTCTATCTGGAGAATCCGGGCAGATACGATGATTATATTCCCGTGACGATGCTCGGTGCATCTAATGATTTCTATAACTTCATTATTGATTCTTACCATGTCTTCAAGAAAGAAGACGGGACAACTCTCAAAGCCTCGTGGGAGATGTATAAAACCTATTGTGATGAGGCAAAAGTCACCTTCCCATTCTCTCAGAGGATATTTAAGGAGGAACTTAAAAACTACTTCCGGGATTACAAGGAGAGGTTCAATCTCGATGACGGAACTCGTGTGCGAAGTTATTACATTGGCTTCCGAACCGAGAAATTCGAGGATAAGGCACTTACCGAGCAAGACGAGCCTGAGCATAAACTGATCGAATTCTTAAAACAGAAATCGGTCTTCGATAGAGAATGCGCAGATTGCCCTGCTCAGTATGCTTCGGCTAAAGAGACACCAACTTCCAAATGGGATGAAGTTTCAACTAAGCTAAGTGACTTGTCTACATCGAGATTGCATTATGTGAAAGTCCCGGAGAACCACATTGTTATCGACTTTGATATTCAGGATAAGGACGGCAATAAGTCGTATGAACTGAATCTCAAAGAAGCGAGTAAATGGCCGCCGACCTATGCTGAACTCAGCAAAAGCGGTCAGGGCATCCACCTTCATTATATTTATGCCGGTGATGTAAGCAAGCTAAGCCGAGTGTATGACGATCATATTGAAGTGAAAGTCTTCACCGGTAAGAGCTCGCTGCGCAGAAAGCTGACAAAGTGTAATGACTTGCCTATCGCAACGATCAACTCGGGTTTACCACTGAAAGGAGAAAAGCAAGTGATAAATTTTGAAGGAGTGAAGAGCGAGAAAGGGCTTAGAACGCAAATCAAGCGAAATTTGAACAAAGAGTACCATCCGGCAACAAAGCCCAGTATCGACTTCATTTACAAAATTCTTGAGGATGCTTATGCAAGCGGACTCAATTATGACGTGACGGATATGCGGAATGCTGTTTTGGCATTTGCAGCGAGCAGCACACATCAGGCGGATTACTGTATTAAGTTAGTCAACAAGATGCAGTTTAAGTCCGCAGACCAGTCAGCAGGAGCAAAAAATGATGACGCCAAGCTCGTGTTTTACGATGTTGAGGTGTTTCCGAACCTGTTCTTGGTGAATTGGAAAATCGAGGGCGATGGTAAGCCGGTGGTTCGTATGATTAACCCTACCCCGACTGAGATTGAAGAGCTGATGCGATTCCGTCTGGTTGGTTTCAACTGTCGCAGATACGATAATCATATTCTCTACGCCCGGTTGATGGGGTATACGAATGAACAGCTTTATAATCTCTCGACAAAGATCATCAACGGCAGCGCAAATTGCTTCTTTGGCGAAGCCTATAATGTGTCGTATACGGATGTGTATGACTTTTCCAGTAAGAAGCAGTCCCTTAAGAAGTTCGAGATTGAACTGGGTATTCACCATCAGGAACTTGGTCTTCCCTGGGACAAGCCTGTACCGGAGGAGCTTTGGACAAAGGTCGCCGAGTATTGTGACAATGATGTCATTGCGACAGAAGCAACCTTTAATGCTCGTAAAGCAGACTTCACGGCTCGTCAGATTCTGGCAGATGTGGCGGGGATGTCCGTCAATGATACAACGAACTCGCTGACTACCAGAATTATATTTGGTAACAACCGCAAGCCTCAGGATCAGTTCAATTACCGTTTCATGGGTGACGAGAGTCAAATCTTCGACCCTAATGCGGATCTTCCGTTTACAATGGGGCTTGAAGACTATGACGAGTTCACACAGTTCGATAAAAACCATCGTCCCATCTTTCCTGGCTACACATTCGAGGGCGGTAAGTCCGTCTACAGAGGCGAAGAAGTTGGTGAGGGCGGCTATGTATATTCTGAACCCGGCATGTACAGCAACATTGCTCTGCTGGATATTGCATCCATGCATCCGAGCAGTATCGTAGCGGAAGAACTCTTCGGACCGGAATACACAAAGCGGTTCAACGAAATTCTTCAGGCTCGTATCGCAATCAAGCATAAGGATTTTGATAAAGCCAAGAAAATGCTGGGCGGTGCATTGGCTAAATACCTGACTGACGAAAATGCAGCGGCTGATTTGGCGCAGGCTCTGAAGATTGCAATTAACTCGGTATATGGTCTGACTTCAGCCGGGTTTGAAAATCCGTTCCGAGATAATCGTAACAAGGATAACATTGTTGCTAAACGAGGGGCCTTGTTTATGGTCAATCTCAAGCACGCTGTTCAGAGTCAGGGCTTTACTGTAGCGCACATCAAAACCGACTCCATCAAGATTCCGGACGCAACGCCTGAGATCATCAAGTTTGTGACTGAGTACGGCAAACTGTATGGGTACAACTTTGAGCACGAAGCAACCTATGATCGTATGTGTCTGGTGAACGATGCAGTTTATATTGCTCGATATGCTACGGTTGAGAAGTGCTGCGACCTGTATGGGAAAAAGTACATCGACTCCGCAAAAGATATTTGCAAAGAGAACAAGAAACATCCGTATGCATGGACGGCAACCGGCACTCAGTTCCAGATTCCTTATGTCTTCAAGACGCTTTTCAGCAAGGAGAATATCGAGTTCGAGGATATGTGCGAGACGAAGTCTGTGACTTCCTCGCTCTATCTTGACATGAACGAGGCTCTTCCGAATGTAAGTGCCCTCGAAGCGGAAAGAGATAAACTGTGGAAACAGATTACCGATTCTAAACGCATGACCGAGCCGATGCCCACTGAATGTGAGCGTGTCGAAGAACTAACGGACGAAATTACCAAGGGTCACGACTACCACTTCATCGGAAAAGTCGGTCAGTTCTGTCCGATTAAGCCTGGCTGCGGAGGTGGTATCCTACTTCGTGAGACTGAAAACAAGAAGACAGGCGAAAAGGGTTATGCTGCTGCTACGGGTTCTAAGGGCTTCAGATGGCTTGAATCCGAGATGATAAAGCAGCTGGACAAGCAGGGTGACATTGACCGTGGTTATTACAACAACATGGTAGATGAAGCAATCAAGTCTCTGTCTGTTTATGGTGACTTCGAACGCTTTGCAGCAGACGAACCGTATGTTTCGGATAACACACCCCCGTGGTTCGGAGCCGGCGAGCCTCATGAGGACGATACTACTCCGTTTGATGTGAGGTAACGCTTATGACTTTAATTCTGTTAATTGCTGTGCTCATTTATATTTTGTGCACGGCTGATTCTACCGAGTCCTGTATTCCCAATGAGGAGTGCAGGACTTGTCCATTTCCATGCGATAAACGCAAAAATTGAAAGGAGAAACTAATTATGGCTTACAAAGCAGTAGACAACATCATCATCGAGAATGCTCGAATTATCTTCCGCAACTTTAAGGGTGAGGAGTCCAAGTACAATCGTGCTGGCTCCCGCAATTTCTGCGTGGTCATTGAAGATTCCGATATGGCGCAGAAGCTTATTGAGGATGGCTGGAATGTTCGTGTTTTAGCTCCTCGTGATGAGGACGAGGCTCCTCGCCATTATATTCAGGTGGCGGTCAGCTTCGACAACATCCCCCCGAAGGTTATCATGATTACTCGTCGGGCTAAGACTCAGCTGGATGAGGAGTCTATCGGAACTCTGGACTTTGCAGAGATCCGCAATGTTGACCTGACGATCCGCCCCTACAACTGGGAGGTCAATGGCAAAACCGGAGTCAAGGCGTACCTTAAGACGATGTATGTCACCATTGAGGAAGACGAATTCGCTGAAAAGTATGCCGAAACTGAGGGTCCTGAGGAGATGCCCTTCTAAAGGTGAATAGGTGCCAGCTTAGTACATGTCTGGTTAAATGTCCAGTAAGGTCTCGATTAGGTGTGCACGCCTATGATGGTAAGAGGAAACAGCCTATTCCCCTTTAGTAACCGAAAGGAGGTAAAGCCATGTTGTGGCAGAAAAAGAAGAAACGCAAAAAGGCTACCAAGCCTAAAGCAGTTACTTTAGTTGCTCCTCAGCAGCCGGTGGAAGAGATTCCGCAAACGACTGAGCCTGAGGAAAAAGAAGAAACGCCAAAGCAAAAAAAGTCCGCTGGGGAAAAATACAAAAAGGTTTTGTCTCCGGAAAAAACTTTCTTAGATGCATTCGGACGATTGACCAATCGACATCGGGCTTGGGATGTTTGGCGTGACTTCATCACTATGTTCGCTTGTTCGCTATCTAATCCTCTCGATAAGGAGCACCGGGATAAGCGAGAAGCGTTATATTTGGAAATCATCAAAAAGTACAATAAGCAGGAACAAGAGGTGTTTCCTGAACTGGCTGCTCAGACTGTCTTGGCTTTGGAAGAAAATCCGGAGCAGGACTTTCTGGGCAGCATTTTCATGTCCCTTAAGCTCGGTGACGAGCATAATGGACAGATCTTTACACCATATCATGTCTGCGAGCTAATGGCTGAAATGACGATGGACGACACGGTAAAAAAGATAGAACAGGACGGTTATATTTCAATTAACGATCCGTGCTGCGGAGCTGGGGCCACATTGATTGCCGGAATCCACGCTGCAAGGAAGCAGTTGGAAAAAGCAAACCTGAACTACCAAAATCATCTTCTCGTCGTTGCACAGGATATCGATGAAACAGTGGCGCTTATGTGTTATATTCAGCTTTCACTTTTGGGGGTAGCAGGATATGTAAAGGTCGGAAACTCTCTGACAGAACCGATGACGGACAACGACAATAAAGAGAACTACTGGTTCACGCCAATGTATTATTCTAATGTCTGGGTGCTGCGTCGGATCTTCGGAGGGCGCTGATGGCAGGTATATCACTTCGAGACTATCAAACAGATGCCGTTGAGAGAATGAAAAACGGCTGCATTCTCTGTGGCGGTGTCGGTAGTGGCAAATCCAGAACAGCTTTAGCCTATTACTACAAGCAAAATGGCGGTAAGCTCGGTACAAAGAATTATATTCGGATGCCGGGTATGCCAAAAGACCTGTACATCATCACCACGGCGAGAAAAAGAGACACTTTGGAATGGGAGGGTGAGCTTTCACCCTTCCTTCTCTCTGTTCACGCAGAAGTCAATACCTATAAAAATAAGGTCGTCGTTGATTCCTGGAATAACATTGGGAAGTACGCAACGGTTGCGGACGCTTTCTTTATATTTGACGAACAGCGTGTTGTCGGTTCAGGAGCATGGGTTAAGGCGTTCCTGAAAATTGCCAAGTTTAACGAATGGATCTTGCTGTCGGCAACTCCAGGTGATACATGGGAGGATTATATTCCTGTATTTGTTGCAAACGGCTTTTATAAAAACCGGACTGCCTTCAAGGAAGAACACATGGTTATGACCTGGGTAAACGGAAAGTATCCCAAAGTAGACAGATATTTGGGGGTAGGACGACTCATCCGACTTCGCAATCGCATTCTTGTGGATATGGATTTCAAGCGGGAAACCCGTTCGCACCATGAGGATGTTTATGTCAATTATGATGTTGCGAAGTATAAAGAGACAAGTCGTCTTCGCTGGAACCCATATAAAAGCGAGCCGATTGTCAACGCCGGAGAGCTCTGCTATGTATGGAGACGCATCGTAAATGAGGACGAGTCCAGGCAAATCGCTCTAATGGAGCTGTTTGAGAAACATCCTAAAATGATCGTCTTCTACAATTTCGACTACGAGCTTGATATCCTGAAAAATCTCTACTATGGAGAAAATGTTGAGATTGCAGAATGGAACGGTCACAAGCATCAACCGATTCCGATTTGCGACAGCTGGGTGTATCTAGTTCAGTATACTGCTGGAGCCGAAGGTTGGAACTGCATTAGCACAGATACCATTGTGTTCTACTCGCAGAATTACTCCTACAAAATTATGAAGCAGTCAGCTGGGCGAACCGATCGTTTAAATACTCCGTTCAAAGATTTATATTACTACCATTTGAAGTCCCGTTCCGGCATTGATTTGGCTATCAGTCGAGCGTTAAGCGAGAAGCGAAATTTCAATGAAACCAAGTATGTCGGCAGCTATAAATCCAAAGCTGCCTGAGAAAGGAGAAAAGATGATAACAATTGATGTCGCGGAGTATTGCTCTGCTTGCATGGACTTCGATCCAGATGTTCAACGACCGCAAAAAGCATACGGAATGAGTGAAGAGATCGTCATATCCGACACGGTCATTCGATGCTCAAATCGAAATCGGTGCAAAAACATTGAGCGATACCTGAGAAAGAAGGTGACGGACGATGGCGTTGGCAAGACTGACGAAGCAATGCCGTGAATGTCCTTTTGTCGAGACCTGTGAGCACAAGGAAATGGAAGCATTGGGATATTTACCAGAACCGATTATGGCAGATGTCAAAGCCCCGGTTACTGCTGATATAGCAGCTCCCATTTTGAGAGAAACTGTAAGCCGTGTAGTAGACGGCAAAGTTGTAACAATGTATAAGGACGAGTTGGAGAAGATCCTTTATAAAGATTTATATTCTCATCTCGGACTTCAGTTTGGAGGATGAATATGCATAAGAATACCAACAATTCAGACAGAATGAATACTGTCGCTTATAAAATCGGGCAGGCTATCGCGCTGGTAGTTTGTCTTTGTGTTTCTGCCGTCGTCATTGCTTTAACTGTGAAGTGCATCCTGTGGATTTTGTAAGGAGTTTTTGCAGATGAATGAAGAAAAGGAAGTCTATTTTGACCAGTATTGCAAATCTTGCAAATACCACGGTCTTGAAGAGTCCAAAGACCCGTGCAATGACTGTCTCGCAAACCCCAGCAATCATCGAGGCGTTTAACCGGGCATGGCTTATGCATATCCACCGAAACCCCCATCATTGGCAGTATTGGGTCTTAATCAACGACGAACCTAAAGAAGGAACTATCCTTATCGAAATGCCGTATCCATACATTATTGAGATGATCTGTGACTGGTGGGCATTCAGCTGGATTAAAGGTGACCTTTCCGAAATGTTTGCCTGGTATAAAGACCATGCCGATTATATTAAGATGCACAATAATACTCGTTCGATTGTGGAAGAGATTCTGGAAATGATTCGGATGAAGCTTGCGGAGGTAGAAAATGCTGAAAATTGAAAACGCCGAGGTTATGGGCTGGGAGCACGCCATTCGTGGTATGAGGAACCCTAAGAACTCTTGGGAGAAGACGGACTCATATCCTGCTGTTGACTGTGGAAAGTGCGGTAAAATCGAGCGAGAGGGTATTTGCACAAAAGATGACCGTGATTGTACGGGCTTTGAATGCTTTGAAGTGGGTCCGAACGATCTGAAGCTCATGACTACCCTCCGCAACGCCGGCACCGATCACCGTAAGTTCATGCGGATGATTACGGTCTATCTTGACATCACCGCCCCACTGTATTGGTGGAAGGAGTTTGACACCTACAAGGTTGGTACGGTTGCCAATTCTTGCTCGACGATGCATAAGATCGCGGATAAGGAGTTTACGCTGGCGGATTTTAGTTGCGAGCATCTGGATCGCGAACCTTATCATCGCAACTGGATCGAGAGCGTAATCGTCGATGAAGATATCACTTCGCCACACAAGGTATGGATGACACCATTTGATGTTCTTAGATGCACGATCGAGATGCTAAACGCATATCGTGAAAACTACCTTGAAACCAAGGATAAACAGGATTGGTGGCAGATGATCCAGCTTCTCCCGAGCTCTTACAACCAGCGCCGGACAGTTATGCTGAACTACGAGGTTCTGGCGAACATCTATAAGTCCCGTCGGAACCACAAGCTCGACGAGTGGCATACGTTCTGTGACTGGATTGAGAGTCTGCCTTATTCTGAGCTGATTACTGGCGAAAAGAAAGGATGAAAGATGATGAAATTCGTAGTCAATCAGCTTCCTTATTACGGAGAGCTGTGTCCACTATGGACGATGTGCAGTAAAAACGCAAAGGAACATGAATGCCCGAGATACTGGGATAAATATAAAGTCTGCTCGGATGAAAACCCACATGAATGTGAGCACCTTATCGAGACGGAGAAACTCTAATAAACGGTTTCCTGCACGAAAAATACACCCCCTATTATGAAAGGAGGTAACACACAATGAATTATTTTCTGGCAGTTAATGATCGGCAACTTGGCACTTGCTTGAGAATGCTGTTTGCTGAAAAACTTCAACCTGCTGTCCAAACCGTGTTAAACGAAAAGGGCAAGATTGAGTTTCATATTAGCATTGCAGCAGATCAGGAAGTGTTCGAAGAGCTGAACGAACGCTACAAGATCATGATTTCGTAAGTTACTCGATTTCGAAGGTAAAGGGGCCGTAACAAGCCCTTTTACTTTTGTTATATTTGTGGTAAAATACTACGAGGAGGCGATGTCAATGAAAGTCAAATCCAGAATGTCCTGTCCGGTTCGAAGAAAAGACGGCACATGGACAACTGTTATCAAAGAATTTGAAGAAGATATTCCGGATCTCGGACGAGAAGAGCTTATCTGCAACAAATGCGGACGCCCTGATTATCCGAAATGCAAGGAAACGGTTTGTGAAGCCTGGAAATACCACAAATCGAAAAATTAACAAGTCATGTAAGAGCTGAGGTTAAACCTTGGCTCTTATTTTTTGTGTAAAGGAGAAAAAAACATGCTTGCCAGAGAAGCGACAAAAGCGGATATTCAGGCTGTTCGTGACCGTCTGCGGGAAGCAAAAGAACAACGTCAGCTTGATATTCAAATAAACCAGGCTATTGCACTGGTAAATCGTAATCACAGGAGGAAAAAATATGACACCGAACGATTATCAGCAGGCAGCTCTTCGCACAGCCCCAGGAGATTTACCGCCTGAGAAACTTCTACTCAATGGCTTAATGGGACTGAACGGAGAAGCCGGCGAAGCAATTGATATTTTGAAAAAGCATCTGTTTCAGGGGCACGAACTGGACACTGCACATATGGCTAAAGAGCTTGGAGATGTGGCTTGGTATCTCGCTGTAAGTGCAAACGCCATTGGGTATGACCTTGAAACCATCATGCAGATGAATGTGGACAAACTGAAAGCCAGGTATCCGGATGGTTTCGACGCTGAACACAGTCTGCATCGCAATCAGGATGATATTTAAGGAGGGTTTTCTATGAATGAACAATTCGGAGAAAAGGTAAAAGCTATTTTTGATAGTATTACCGTTCTTCAGGCAAAAGATAGTGACTTGAAACGAGATAACGCCAACATCAACGGTGACTCCCCTATGGGGGCTATGCTGCAATATGGTGCCAACACCGCCAAGGAGTACAATCTGGAGTATTTGATTAAACCTGCAATTGCAGAACTTCACCGCGATGGATGGATTCATATACACGACCTTGACTTCTATGCGTGGACGACGACCTGCACGCAGATTGAGCTTCGAAAGCTTTTCAAGAATGGATTCAATACCGGACACGGCCATCTGAGAGCACCAAAAAGCATCGGCTCATATGCTGCTTTGGCTGCCATTGCCATTCAGTCGAATCAAAATGACCAGCATGGCGGACAGAGTGTCGTGGACTTCGATTATGCAATGGCTGAAGGTGTCCGTTACACCTATCAGAAATACCTGAAAGAAGGCTATGAGATTTGTGAACGCCTCAACGATCTGAAAGATAAAGCATGGATTCTCGACTATGCTATGGAAAAGACTACTCGCGATACTTATCAGGCTATGGAGGGGTTCATTCATAATCTGAATACAATGCATTCCCGTGCCGGCGCTCAAGTTCCATTCAGCTCTATTAACTATGGCACGGATACATCTTGGGAAGGTCGTCTTGCTATTGAACAGCTTCTGCTTGCCACAGAAGCAGGACTCGGTCATGGTGAAACACCAATCTTTCCGATTCAGATTTTCCGGGTTAAGGAAGGCGTCAACTATAATCCCGATGACCCGAACTATGACTTGTTTAAGCTGGCAATGAAGGTAAGTGCCAAGAGACTGTTCCCAAATTTTGCTTTCATCGATGCCCCGTTCAATCTTCAGTATTACAAGCCCGGTCATCCTGAAACGGAGGTTGCCTACATGGGTTGCCGTACTCGTGTAATGGGTAATGTTTATGACCCGTCTCGTGAGATCGCTCCTGGCAGAGGTAATCTAAGTTTCACTTCTATCAATCTTCCGAGGCTGGCTATTGTAGCTGACGGTGATATTCCTCAGTTTTTCAAACTGCTTGACGGAATGCTCGACAAAACCATGCAGCAGCTTCTCGATCGATATGAGATTCAAGCGTCGAGAGTAGTTAGAAACTTTCCATTCCTCATGGGGGAAGGTGTATGGATGGACTCTGACAAGCTTGGACCGGACGATGAGGTTGGAGAGGTGCTGAAACACGGAACACTCTCTATCGGTTTCTGTGGGCTTGCAGAGTGTCTTGTGGCATTGACAGGACATCATCATGGTGAAGATGATGCATCTCAGGAACTCGGCTTAAAAATCGTAAAATATATTCGAAACTATTGTGATGAGAAAAGCAAGCAGTTTGGCATGAATGTGACTTGCCTGGCTACGCCTGCTGAAAGCTTGGCCGGACGCTTACTTAGGGCTGACAGGGCAAGATATGGGATCATTAAAGGTGTTACCGACCGTGATTACTACACCAACAGTTTCCATGTCCCAGTTTACTATCATCTCCCGGCTCTTAAGAAAATCGATATTGAAGCTCCGTACCATGCTCTCACTAATGCCGGTCATATTTCCTATGTAGAACTGGATGGTGATCCGACAAAAAACCTTGCTGCTTTCGAGCGGGTTGTAAGACATATGAAAGAAGCTGGTATTGGTTACGGTAGCATCAACCATCCTGTAGACCGAGATCCTGTCTGCGGCTACAACGGAATTATCAACGATACTTGCCCCTGCTGCGGACGTATCGAGGATGATGGAGTTCCGTTCGAACGCATTCGTCGTATCACTGGATATTTGGTCGGAACTCTTGACAAGTGGAATGACGCTAAGCGTGCGGAGGAGCGAGATCGTGTCAAGCATGAAGTTGATTCGAATTTCGGGGATTGAATCGGAGTCTATTGTTGACGGGGAAGGAATCCGGTATGTGATATTTACACAGGGTTGTCCTCATCATTGTCCTGGCTGTCACAATTCCCAAACCCACCCTTTTGGTGGTGGAAAACTCGTATTGATGGAAGATATACTCGATGATATTTCAAAAAGAAAAGATTGGATAGACGGTATCACTCTTTCCGGAGGCGAACCCTTCTGTCAGATTTACCAGTGTGCTCTGATCGCTGAAAAAGCTCATGACATGGGACTCAGTGTTTGGTGTTACACTGGCTATCTTTTTGAAGACTTGTATAGGCAAGGCATCGAGCTGCTGAAACATATTGATGTGCTCGTTGACGGTCCGTTCGTACAGACTGAAAAATCGTTGGAGCTTGATTTCAGAGGAAGCCGCAATCAGCGAGTAATTGATATTCCGGAAAGCTTGAAAGAAGGCGTAGCAATCTTGAAACAAACTTAGAAGAAAGGAGTACCTGCATCATGGCGAACACTACTAATCCTCGACGAAATGCCGAAGGATATTCTGACCCGACTGCTTATGAAGCCCTCAAGAATATTGAGCGTGAAGAAGACGAAAGATTTCACAGGCTGCTGCATACACTGTTTTACTTGTGTGAGTTGGCCGGCTTTGAGATCGAAGGTCGGATTATTCTGATTGATAAACGGAACGGACGGGTTTGGAGATGAGAGAAATGAGTCCGTACATACTCGAAAATTGTGTAAATTCTAGCCCGGTTTTGTTTTCTGAAAAGTGGGCTTTGACAAAATTTGAAGAAATTTTTGAGCGTGTACGGACAATTTTCTTGAAAAAAGCCCAGAAAAAGTGGGCAAAAGCCCGGTTTTGAAAACCAAAAGTGGGCAGAAAAATTCGGAGGCATTTTCTGAAAACGGCACTTTTTCGGCGTTTTTTGCCCCAAAATGGCCGATTTGCGCCGATTTGAAAAATTTTCTTGTGAAAAAGCCCACTTGCCCACTTTTATTTGTAACTAATTGTGATAAAAAGTTTTATTATTTATATAAATAAGGGCAAGTAAAGTGGGCATTTGACCAGAAGCCAAAATACATAGCACAAGTCGATGGAAATGTCAAGACTTTTTACCGAAAGTTCTTCCTTTTTCTTTCAGGCTGTGTTATACTATAAGAGTTACACAATCTAATATGTTCAAGTCGTTTAGGGAAAACTGCTTTGGTAAAAAGTGTTTTCTCTCTTTACTCATTTCATTTGTCCCTTTGCGGCTTGATTGAGATTGTGTGGCAACAATGAGGGTTGGCACTTTTGCACTTTTTTTGTGCGTCTCTCGTTGCGGGGGCGCACTTTTTTAATGCCCTTGGAAAGGATGGGTTAATGAGATGAGTGAGAAGAAGTTGACAAAAAACACAAGCGGTAATATTGCTGCGGGAGTAGCCATGGCTGCGTCAATAGTGCCATTGGTAAAGCCGGCGATTGATGCTGTTCGTGATTATGCAGATAAAACTATAGAAGAACGAAAAAAGCTTGTTGCCGTACCTGTGTTGCATTCAAAAGAATATCCGTTATCTGTTGAACAAGCAGTCGAAATATTGGAAAGTTGCGGACTAAAAGCGACTCTTGTGAAGATGTCGACAGCCGATGCAAATATTCAGTATCGTCAGTGCTTCGATTCTCAAGTCATCAAAACTCATCCAAAGAGTAAAACCAAAGTTGAACGAGGAACAGCTGTTCTGGTTAAATATATACCTCAAGAGGTGATTGATGAAAGTCAAAGAATGTTTGATATTTCTGAGAAGCATAAAGAAGAACAACATCTTGAGAAAAGTATAAAGCGAACAGAACGGAAAGAAAACACAAAACGAGTGGTGAATGGAATAATCAGCACAGTGCAAGAAAGTGCCAAAAAGATTCCTTCCGCTTTTCACAAATCCACTGAAAAGGAGGATCACAATGAGCAAGAGCAATAGGAGCACAACAAAGAAGCGTGGCTTCGGCGGTTTGCTATTGGACTTTATTTTGGTGTTATGCACCGGTGGTTTATGGCTTATTTGGATTTTAATCCGATACCTCAGAAACAATAGCTGAGCTATTACAAAATATTTGACCGAGATACTTAAACGGTGTCTCGGTCTTTTTTATTATGCAAAGGAGAAAGTCATGAAATATTCTAAGAAAATCGGCACCAAGGAACATTACCTTCAGGTAAACAATCACATGGGCAAAATAATGGACAAGCTTCTGGAGAAGCATCCAGACTCTGAGCAAGAATTGAAGGAACTTTTTCTTGGAGTGCAGATACTCAATAACGAGTATATCCTGAAAAGCCATCCTGAGTTCTTATCTGATTGAGCCGCTAATAGCGGTTCTTTTTTTTATGCCTTTTCCGCCGCGCGAAAAAAACATGTCCTTTTATGAAGAGAGGAGTAAAAAAGCTATTTTTAAGAATAGACATTCTCTTTTCAGTTTTGAAAAACTACATGAAAGGAGGCTCATTTGCCAATGCTCGAAAGTCAATTTCAATCGAAGCTCATTAAGGAGCTTAAGAAGCTTTTTCCGGGTTGCATCGTGATGAAAAGCGACTCTGGATATTTACAGGGCATTCCTGATCTGCTTATTCTGTTCAACGACAAATGGGCTGCTCTGGAATGTAAACAACACGCTGGCGCAAAAAAGCAACCGAACCAAGAATATTATGTGGGCAAGATGGACGAGATGTCTTTTTCCAGATTTATTTGCCCCGAGAACAAGGAGGAAGTGCTGCATGATCTTCAACAATCATTCCAATCTTGAAGGGCAACACGCTTTTCTTGGTGCCAGCAAGTATCATTGGATTAACTATGATGAAACAAAAGTAGCCGATGCTTATTCAAAGTTTTTGGCCACACAGCGAGGAACCGTTCTACATGACTTTGCATGTCAATGTATCACTTTGGGGCAAAAACTCCCCAAGTCACAGAAAACATTGAACATGTATGTCAATGACGCAATTAGTTTTCGTATGGTGCCTGAACAGATTCTGTTCTATTCAGAAAATTGCTTTGGCACCGCCGATACGATTGTGTTCCGGAATGGCACTCTTCGTATTCATGATTTGAAGACCGGTGTCGTGCCGGCGCACATGGAGCAGCTTGAAATATACGCTGCTCTTTTTTGTTTGGAATACAAGGTGAAACCATCGGAAATCGAGATGGAACTTCGTCTGTATCAGAACAACGAAATTCTGTATCACACACCTACTGCCGAAGATATTGTTCCAATCATGGACAAGATTATTACTTTCGACAAGGTTATTAGAAAAATCAGAGAACAGGAGGGTTAAACCATGAGTCTCACGGATGATATTTTAATGCATTACGGTATGCCCAGAAGGTCTGGTCGTTATCCTTGGGGTTCGGGTGATAACCCTTATCAGCACAGCGGTGATTTTCTTTCCCGTGTAGAGGAACTGAAAAAGTCCAATTTCACCTTTACCGATAAAGATGGAAAAACTTACACAGGAGAAGTAGCCATTGCAAAATCTATGGGCTTGAGTACAACCCAATTTCGTACCCAGATGAGCCTTGCAAAGGATGAACGTCGTTCTGCTGATGTCGCTACGGCTAAGGCTCTTCGTGCTAAGGGTTATAGTTTGAATGAAATCGCTGATAAGATGGGCTTTGCTAACGATTCTTCGGTTCGCTCGCTTTTGAATGAGAGTTCCGAAGCGCGTATGAATCAGGCAAAGCAGACCGCTGAATTTCTGAAAAAACAGATTTCGGAAAAAGGCATGATCGATGTCGGAACCGGAGTCGAAAGAGAGCTTGGTATTTCGAAAGAGAAAATGAACCAGGCTCTTTATATTTTGGAAATGGAAGGTTATCCCATCTATGGCGGCGGTGTCCCTCAGGTAACAAACCCGGGTAAGCAAACAAACATCAAGGTTCTCTGCCCTCCAGGAACAGAGCATAAAGAGATTTATAATTTCGAGAATGTTCATTCCGTCAGAGACTATGTGTCTCATGACGACGGCGAGACATTCGACAAGTTTGTCTATCCTAAAAGTATGGATTCAAGCCGCTTGAAAATCCGTTATGCGGAAGACGGCGGAATTCAGAAAGATGGTGTCATTGAAATTCGTCGCGGTGTAGATGACTTGTCTCTTGGTGATTCCCATTATGCTCAGGTTCGCATTCTGGTGGATGGTAATAGATATTTGAAAGGAATGGCTGTCTATTCTGATGATCTTCCTGATGGCGTGGATGTAATGTTCAATACCAATAAGAAAAAAGGCACCCCGACATCGGATGTTCTAAAGAAGGTCAAGGATGACCCTGACAATCCGTTTGGTTCACTTATCAAAGCCGGTGGGCAGAGCTATTACATCGATGCTGATGGCAAACGACAGCTTTCCCTTATCAATAAGCGTGCCGAAGAGGGCGACTGGGGTGAATGGGCAGATAAACTCCCCTCCCAGTTTCTTTCTAAGCAGAGTTTGAGTCTGGTCAATAAACAGCTGAACTTGGCGGCATCTGATAAAATGGCTGAATTTGATGAAATCTGTTCACTGACAAATCCGACGGTCAAAAAATCATTACTGAAATCCTTTGCGGATGATTGTGACTCTGCTGCTGTGCACCTTCAGGCAGCTGCTCTTCCTCGTCAGAAATATCAGGTGATCCTACCTATCACTTCGATGAAAGACAATGAAGTGTATGCCCCGAATTACAAGAATGGTGAAACAGTAGCTCTGGTTCGTTACCCACATGGCGGAACTTTTGAGATCCCTATCCTTACAGTGAATAACAAGCAGGCAGAGGCTCGTCGAATCCTTGGCAACACACCTAAAGATGCAATCGGTATTAACAGTAAGGTTGCGGAACGGCTTTCAGGTGCTGACTTTGATGGCGATACTGTCATGGTCATCCCCTGTAACTCTGGTAAAAGCAAGGTCAAGATTACTTCCACTCCTCCTCTGAAGGGACTTGAAGGATTTGACCCAAAATTGGAGTATGGCGGAAAACCGGCTGGCACTTTCAAGCCTATGAAGAACACGCAGAAAGAGATGGGTGTCATTTCTAATCTGATTACCGATATGACTTTGAAGGGTGCCACGCAGGATGAGCTTGCAAGAGCCGTTCGCCATAGCATGGTAGTTATCGATGCCGAAAAACACAAGCTGGACTATAAGCAAAGTGAGATCGACAATGGCATCAGCTCTTTGAAAAAGAAGTATCAGGGCACGGTTGATGAAGACGGAAGATACCACGAGGGTGCTTCGACTCTGATTTCCCGTGCTAAATCGGAGACTTCTGTCACTAAGAGGCAAGGTAGTCCAAAAATCGATGAAAAGACAGGCGAATACATATGGAAAGATGTGGATGACCCTGTTTATGTCGATAAGCGAACTGGCAAGGTCAAAGAGCGTACTCAGCCCAGCACTAAGATGGCTGAGGCAAAGGACGCCTATACCCTGGTGTCCGAAGCTGATACCCCAGTGGAGCGTGCTTATGCTAACTATGCCAACAAAATGAAAGCCCTGGGCAACCAGGCTCGTCTTGAGATCCTCTCCACTGGGAAAGTACCCTACTCCGCCACTGCAAAAGAGGCCTATCAAGTTGAGGTCGATTCTCTGAATGCTAAGCTCAATGTAGCTCTGAAGAATGCACCAAGAGAAAGGCAGGCTCAGACTATGGCTAATTCGGTAGTGGCTGCTAAAAAGCAGGACAATCCGGACATGACAAAGGGCGAGCTCAAGAAAGCAAGCCAGCAGGCGCTTACTCAAGCCCGTGCCTCCGTTGGCGCAAAGCGAGAGACTATCAAGATTACAGACCGTGAATGGGAAGCAATTCAAGCTGGCGCTATTAGCGAGAATAAGCTTACCCAAATCATCGACAATGTGGACATTGACAGTCTTAGACAGCGTGCAACACCGAGAGCGACAACAACTCTCAGCACTGCAAAGCAGAATAAGATCGCTTCGATGAATGCTTCTGGTTACAGCACATCGGAAATTGCTGAAGCTCTTGGCATTTCTACGAGCACAGTGTCCAATTACTTGAATTGAAAGGAGTGACTGGTATGAATGGTTCTTGTGCCCTTACCACATTTGACAACCCTTACAATCCATTTGAACAGTTCTCCGATTGGTTCCTGTTTGATGTAGAAAAGGGTTACAACACTTGCGCTTATCTCGATCGAATTGCTCACACTTCTGACCAATTCTCTGAAGAAGAGAACAATCAAGAGATTGAAAGAGCGATTGACGAGATCATTCGTTACGACTTCATGAACATTTACAAGAAAGTTAAGAGAACGAAAACAACAAAAGCAGACAAGGCTTGAGCTATAGGTTGAGGTCTAATGCTCTTTGAATAAAGTTTTTGTTTTCTTCTCTGAAAACATTTGAGCTTGAAGCCAATACAAACAAATAATCACTTGATCTGCACTGCTGCCGCAGGGCTTAAAGACATGGGGAGGGGGTCTCCAAAATCGCACCCCCTACCTCATCGCGGCGGTCTTAAAAAAATCTCCGGAGG